TGCATCAGACAAAGCTTGCTTGTGCTGATCATCGAATGACTTTCCGCGTTTTGCCACGGACATCTTGTGTTTGGTATCGGCAGAAAACTTCTTTCCAAAATGGTAAGATTTTTCACCTATCTGTGCTAATGATAGTTTTTGCTTAACATCCTCTGGCATTGTTCGACCTTTTAGTGCTTGGCGTATTTTTTCTTTAGTTTCGTCCGATCTGGGTCTTCCTTTTGTTTTAGCGGATAGTGCTGCCTTCATCGCATCGTCCCATATGACGCCGCCGCCAACGTTCCGATTTAGCCATACCTTGTTAGGCAGTCCTAACTCACTTAAAAATTGGTGCTCATATGACAATGCTTCTTCTTTTGTTTCAAATACCTTATCTATCTTTATATCGAATGCTCCCAATCCATGATCATCTATCAGGGACTTGATAACCTTCGATGATGTGAAGTATTTTTTCCATAGATCATTGGACGCCTCTGTTTTATTAGCGAATCTGACCCCATAATATTTTTGGTTGGTGGGGAGGAAAGTAACTTCATATGTATATGGCTTCGGTTGTAACATTGTCTAAATACCCTTATGCAGTATTTAGCTGAAACAATAAGACGAGCCTACCTAAAGGGACCATAAATAAAACAGCATGAATGATTTATTTGACAAACTATTAGAGAAGTACCCATTCCTCAGTCACGTCACCTACGGTGGTGAGGATTACATCGGTATTATCCAGAACAAAGACGCGGTAATAACCAGTATATATGATTTTCATAGCATGCGCGATGATCAACACAAGAAAGACTATCTGGAACTAGCGGATCAATGGTGGTGGGAAAGCAATCGGATGCTTCCGATCAATATCTTCCTGAAACAGGATTGGGTACCTTTCAGAGCATGCTTGAAGAGCTTTAATTCAAAGGATGTGGAGATTCTCGCTGGACCGTACGTCAGTTTGAGTGAAATCAGCACCAAACGTGTGAAAAGACGGTCAATTACACTTATCAGAAAGATTAGCTGAAGTCGTCCACCGATTCAACTATCATAATGTTCAATTCCGGCTTCTTTCGGGATTCTTGCATCAATTTATCGTCTGCAAGATCGCCTAATCGATAGCTATTACGAATAGGCAGACCACTGACGATATCAAACTTCACATCATTGTATTTGCTACCTGCATAACCGCCCTGTTTGATCATATGGTTCGACCAATTGTACAAATTGTCCTTGATCTTGTCAGTCATCTTTTCGATGCTCACTGTCCAGAAGATATTGCGACCGGCGCGATTTAGTCGGGTACGAATCCAGCCACGTTTGAGAATCCCAGCCATAATCTCTTCTCTGGCTTTGCCTTCTCGACCAATTTCTTCTTGGTGTTTTGCATACGTGTGGTAAATGGCTTCCAACGATGTGCCGAACTTCTCGGGATTTTTGATCACGAACGAGATGTGAATATCATCGGATGTGTCTAGAATTTGACCGCGTGGATTGATCCACTGTGCGGAAGTTGATCCCACAGGACCACGTTCCGTTTTCAGGTCATCTAGTTTGGTCAGTAAGTCACTCATGTCAGTCGTGTCAGTCATACTGTATTTATCCTATTCCATATCGTGCTATCTCTTCAAGTAATTCATCCAATGTGATTAAACTAGTGGAACCCTTTCGGACATTTTCGTTAGCCTCTATCACTCTAAGGTTAGCCGGATGATTGACTATACTAACGGGAACATCTGTGTAATAGGCTTCTAATAAACTCAGTTTATGATCCACATGATACGTCTGATTGCCTAATGTATGCCCATTATTCTTAGCCCATTTTTGTGCTTCTTTTCTACATTTCCTAGCGTAGGCCCTATAATTTTTGGCATCTTCTGGTTTCAGAATCGCACGTTTATTGGCGGCGGCTGTTGATTTTTTTCTTGCTTCTGGATTATGCGCCACATGCTCGATAAAGGTCTGCTTGGTCTGTTCTTTTCTAATAGCATCATTTTCCCAACTCAATTTAGTTCGTTGTGATAATTGCAACAAATAGGCTGGGCACTTAGAGTACATCACCACACATGTTAGTTTGTTATGAGTGTTTCTGTATCTTGCCGGAAGACCACACCCAAAATGACACATACCATCACTTGGTATCGGCTCGTGCGTTTTTTTATGATATGAGTATGTGGCGGCACTTCCTAAAAAATCCCCACATTCATCGCATTCCCTTGGATATTTTATCGTTCCTTTCTTGTTAGGTACTCCTTTTCGCCTACCCATATTATACTCCTTAAAGAAGTATTTATGATAGATTATTAAAAAGGCACACTTAGTCGGTCAATATATTTATGTGCACTGCTACCAATTGAGAATACGCGATTGCGTGAGATTTGCGAAATGTGTATCCTTTATCGGTTTTCTGCCAAACGGTTTCTCCGATTGTTTTCCACGATTCACCGATCAAATGGCGCTTGCCCGGACGTATTACCGATAGGAACATAGCCATTCTCGGGATAGTATCAGGTTTCATCCGAGTTAGCAAGCCGAATTGCGAATTTATATGAACGACCTGTTTACAGAACTCTCGATCTTCCCAGCATCGTTCCCAATCTGGCTCTCGATCCATGAGTTCCTGCAAATGGTTCTGATCTTTGACCAATTCATACACCGACATGTTCAACAAGTCGATCTTCATGTATCCACGTTGTTCAGCTTCCTTGTAATCGATACTGGCAACACCGCGCAATGCATCTGATGGGATATCAGTAAAGAACACACCGGAATTATGGCGCTTCAATACTCCATCCTTGATCATACCAGCGGGGGTATGCTTGAACAGTTCCAGAACCTTTGTTCTGTCGGGGAGATCAATATCAATATCTCCAGTGAATATTATTTTTTCTTGTAAGTTTTTCCTTTGTTCCACGGTATTTGTCCTTTTTTGGATGCACTTAATGATTGTTTATGTTCCGTGGACAATGGTCCAGTTTTCAATCCTTTATTCCACGGTATTCTGCCATTGGGATTATGTTGTTTGATTCCATTAGAAATCCGTTGCTTGTCTTCCTTTGATCGTTCCTTACCTTCGTTCCATACCTTTCGTCCCGAAGGATTTGCGCGTTTGATACCATCTCGCATGGCTTGTTTTTCTTCTTCGGTGCGTTTCTTCCCTTTGTTCCAAGGAATTTTACCTTTGTTGGCTATTGAAACTGCTTGTTTTTCGCTGTCAGTTCTATGCCTACCGTACATTCCATTATTTTTGCCAACATTCTTTGGCGGTTTATTACCCAAGCACACGTTAGTTAATACACCATCATGATCCAGTTGTGTTCTGCCATAATGTTGTATCAATTCGTCTTCCAATAGATAAGCTTCGTTCTCGTCATGAATGTTTTCGTATGCGAATTCTACTATCGGTTCCATACCGGCGTTACGAATTGATTGTATCTTTTGATATTTGGCAATATTCTCGGTCGTTTTACTCGTTTCTCTGAGATGATCCCATGCCCTATTATTGGAACCCTTGCCAACATAAAACGGAACATGATCCCGTGGATCGATATACACATAAACATAATACACATTTACTCTCCTTGTCTTGTGTATTTTTTATCACGACTAGCCAAATCGAAGTTAATAATTATCAATATCAGGCATCGGTTAAATCAATCGTATTCAGGTCGAAGATGGGTTCAATTTTAGCCCATTCCTCTTCGTTCAATTCAATGGGTTCATCAGTGCCCCTCATATACAGATATGTGATGTCTGGATCGGGGGTATTGATGTGCGATACCTCTTCTGGTCGGAAACGCCAATACCCTATTTGTATAAAACCACCTTCTATCATAATCCGTATTCCTTCAACAACTCTTTCACTCGAACAGTCTCAGGTTCACATAACTCGAAACGTCGTTGCCAATATTCCGGCGAAATGAAATCAATGACCATGTTCAACTGATCAGGGTTCATTGATCCTAGATATGCGAGACCAGACTCGCAATTATACAATACCCAAGGGGAAAGTTTGCCCACGGACACCCAATGTGCCAATACATTACCATTGCCATTACGGAAACAGTTCTCGAATGAGTCCTTGTTTTGATTCGCCCATTCCATCATGGTTTCGATTGATCTGATCATTGCCGCCTCAGATGATTCTCTATCATAGCGATCTTTGATATAATCTTGGTACACTGCGACATGGCACCATTCATCCAGTTTCAAACTGTTGACAATCACGTATGCCATAAAGGCAGATGGATTGAATGCGGAGATATCGATGATATGTCTACCGAATTTCACGAATGATTCATAGAATTGGAACTTACAGAAATCTTCGTAGGTCCACACTTTCTTGGAACCTTGTTTGATTTTCAGATACAACAACCATGTCTCAAATCCTTTTTGTACACCGGGTTCATGCTCTTGGGCGGAACGGCGGAATTGTGCACATGAATGTTTGATCAGGGATTTCTCCCACGTGAATCCTCTATTGCAAAAGCCACACACATATTGTGGTGTGGCATCGGCACGGGCTTTTTTGGCTGCGTCAATTACATCTTTCATAGCTGCTTCTTTATATCTGCAGGAGAGAGTCCACAATCGGTCGCATATGCTTTTATCGTCTTTGAATCATTCTTCATAATCATTGTTTCGATTTCTTCATCATTCAATTCAGGAAATCTTGATCGTAGGAACTTGGCGGTTTTATTGTGGTTACTGGAACCGGAGGTTATCTTCTTGGTAGTGAACCATTCACGTTTTAATTCGATTGCGTCTGTCATTGCACACCCACACAGCAACCGCCATATCAAACGTGGATGATCTTTTTGGATATCAAAGAAATGTAGGTTCACGTTCTTGTTCACCATTTTCAGGTAATATTCTTGTATCTCAGAAATTTGGTCGTGTGGTTGATCCGCAACATTAGCCACCCATTGCAAAAGGACGAACGGAACGATCTCTTTACGCTGTTCCGGTGTTATCCGGTCGTAAAAATCCTTGTCGCCGTTGTCGATGGCGCTCATGATGGTTCGAATAGGTATTGTCATTATCCATAATTATACACTACTTTGATATATTTTGCAAATGCTAAATCAAACACCAATGCGTCGTCCAATGTGGCGAATTGCATGTGGTACCAATGTACCTTGGGATAGTTGTCACTTTCGATCTCATCATGGACGGTATCCGGTGGCAAGTTCTGTATGAATTTTTTAACACGGGCTGCAACCTCATTAATATTGAATTCATTCTCGGTGCACCACGCTTGTGTGTTGAACTTGTATTCCCGTGGGCCATATTTCAGAATATGGCATTCTGTGGTCTGTCTGTTATCATTTGATGCCATATGAATTTGCCAACCTGTTTTTACCAGACCTTCCCGATGTCCACCACTTCTGATTGTCTGCTGATATCCTTTACGAAGTATACGCACAAAGGCTTCGGTTGGCTCGTTAGCGGAACGCATAACATTTGTCCTGTCTTGAGTTTAGGAAAATACCACTTCACATCTTGATATGCATCGACAATTTCGATGGGTAGATATTTCGGTGAGAATCCTGATAATGGATTGAAAGCAAATGCTTTGAATCCACGATCATTCAAACTGGTCAATGAGATCACTTCAAGATCGCCAAAGTCCGGTTCACCTACGAGTATTCGCCAATCAACTTTCTCTTCAACTGGAAAGTTTATTCTGTATTCCCCGATCTTGAGCACCAGTGCTGGTGCGTTGAAGCTTTCCAAGTAAATCAATGGTATGAAAAAATGATCAGGGTCTTGTGGGTTAGAGTTGTCCAAAACACCAAAACGAAGATCGTCTATTTCATCTGACAAATTGTTCATGTCGAATGCGGTGTCATCTAGGGTTAAAATATGAATCGCGGTTCCTTTATGTTGGCGGGTGTTTGCCAGTAGCTATCATCACCAACAAATCGTACTGTTCTTTAGCAGGTAGTAATTCGGGGTGTTCTATGAGAAGTTGCTCTCGCGCTTCTTCTCTTGCTTGAAATGCTTCGATAAATGGTAGATACACTTCTTCTCTTTTTTCTAATTCTTCAATGCGATAAATCAAACAGTTCAACATCTGATCGACACTGACATTATTACCGGGCTGAAACTGCGATCCCCAACGGCTAACCATCCGATGCCACTCAGGGCTATCTGGACTGTAGTCAACATCAAGGGCATTTATTTCTACATTAAGCATTGTCATTCTCGTTCGATCCTACCATCATTCTAAGCAAATCGTAATGCTCAAATGCGGTTCTAAGTGCTGGGAATTTTTGCATCAATCTGTTCTCTTCGGTATCTCTAGCATCAAGTCGTTTTTCCAACTCAACCATGCGCTGACCAATTTCGCGCAAGAGGTGGGCTAGCTCCCCGGCGGGAACCTTATCAAATGACTCTGGACTAAACATCCAATCATCTGGTCTATTTCCAAAATGTCTAATACTATCATACGATGCCATTGATGTTCTTCCCTGATACTAATCTTGCTAATGTAAGAAAGTGCTCGTACGCCTGTCTTACTCCGTCGTTCTTTTCCATGGCTTTTGATAGATTACGTCTATTGCGATCCATTCGGTCAAGCGTGTCCCGATAATCATCGTTTTGCAGCGAAAGGATTTGGGCATTTTTATCAAATGCAGCTTGATCCGTCACAAGAGTTTGGTAATCTCGGCGGGTGATCTCCAACGATATAACAGGTTCAGTCCGAACTTCCATCGATGTCGTTGCGTTGACGCTATCCCATTTAGATGGATCAACTAATGGGTAATCCATATGCGGCATATATCTACGTACACGGCCTTCATTGCGGACATTGATAGAATAACGCCTCAATAAATCCTTCTCCATCTCGGCTTCAGTTAGTCCACCATCACGCGGGTATTGGTGATGTAGTGAATCTCGGTAATGGTCTATGTCTGTGTACTTTATTGGTGCCATATCAAAGTTTTATCAGAATTCCTATCAGTAAAAAGATCACTATCATCTGTTGTGCTACCAGTATAGTGTGATACCAGACCCATCTTGCTTGATAGATTTCTTTGGTATGCTTGTTCTCGGCCAGTCGGCGTTGAGCTTCCTTAAAGTAATTTGTTAATGTGTTCTTCATTGTATTCTCCACTATTATATTATAGTAGTATTTAACTTGTCAAGCATTATTTGTTGTCATAGTTCACCAATATACAACCGTTTCAGAAGGGTGTATGCTTCGAGGTCTTCTGGTGAGTCGAGTCTACGATCAAAGGTTTCTTTGAGGTTCGGATATTTGTCGAGAGCTAGCTCTTCTTTGGTCTGTTCTTCATAATAGACGGACATCCTGCATGGTGTTTTACCGCTGGTGGTGTCAACATTAATGACAGTGCTGAACGTACTTAGATCAAAAGCCACAGATGCATCGTCTAGTCGTTGTCCGTCCAGATATACAACAACCTTGCTGTTGTCATAAGAGTCATTCATAACAAACGCAAATCGATTGATCCCGGAGTCAACTATGTATTCTGCGATCTTCATTTTTATCCATCTGCTTCATGCAAACGAATATGGCGGGCGGTAACTTGGGTTTTGCTACAATGTGGGCAATTCGGTGTTCGGGCCTGTGGTCCTCGTTTCCCTTTCATGTTTTCGCTCATTTTATGTTTAGTACTTTCGGAATGTTTTTTGCCTGTCATGCCATTGGTGTGTCCTATTTTACTATTGCTTATGTTGCTCTTATGCTCTTTCGATAATGTTTTACCCGTATGAAAGGCAGAGAGTGCTTGTTTATGTTCGCGTGATATGGGTTTCATTTTTTTACCCTTGTTCCACGGGGTTCTGCCTTTTGCCTTAATCGACATTTTGCGTTTAGTGTCATCAGTATGTTTTGATCCCATTCGAGCATCGCTCACGCATTGTCGCATAAATTCATATTGTCGGGCGGTGAATACACGCTGCTGGGAATCCGAACATTGCATAAACATACTTACTGCATGTTTCATTTTGATGATATGATCGAGTTCATGTACCATTTTGATTAATAACCTATGACATATAAAGTGCTCTTTAGCAGTTAGTGATACAATATTGTTCGTGTCATTGTTCCCGCCCAATGCCTTTGGCACAATATGATGTCTTTCGATATATCCCGACAACATTCTGGTGGATGCTGTTTTGATAATGGAATGATACCATTTACTATATTTGTTAGATTTGAACATGCTGTATTTAGCGTCTTAGTAAAACTTTTAGGAATTTATACGCTATATTATTTCCACCTGATTTTGTTAATGGTAAAAGGGAACGCTGATTCTCTATAGAACTTCTTGCGCTTGGTAAGATGCCGCTTCGCAAACTTGCAGTTCGATGTGATGTCCCAAATTTGCACGAAGTCCTTATCCTTCGCTTTACGAACACCACGCCCAATGCTCTGGATAACACGTACGAAACTTTTGCCGGGTTCAATAAGAACCAGATTAAATATACGAGGAACGTTGATCCCAACAGCAGCCACGCCATAGGTGGCAACAATAATCTTTCGATCTTCTTCGGCAATTTGATCATAGTACTCCTTGCGTTTTTTGGTTTTCATTGATCCGGATATGAAAATCGCATCATCCAACAACGCAACCAATGCTTTACCACAGGCCACACGGTCAACCAATACCAATACGTTGCCGCCTTCCCTGATACTATTTAACTGTTTAGCGATAGCGTCCAGCCGCTCGGGATTGGTGGTGATGTACGAAAGTTCCGACTGATAGTTGTCGTACTCTTTATCATCCATGAACTGTTGAATGTTTACGTGACATTTGGCCAAAATGCCGCGTTCCTGTAACTCTGCGGTCGATATCTGATTAACCACATGTCCGATTGATGTGAACAAGCTGTATCCCTCGAAATCATCTTTTGGAACAGTTCCAGTTAATCCCCATCGCAATGGGACATCGCCCAACGCATCGGACAGGATAGATTTAAGCATATCGGCTTTCGCCATATGCGCTTCGTCCACAATTACACAACAAACGTTTTCGATGAATTCTTCCATCGTGAATTCTGCTGTTTTGTTCGCGGTATTTTTGAGAAGGATTCCCATACTCTGCCATGTACAGATAGTGTGGGTTTTTCCGAAATCTTTACGGTCGCCGAAATACACACCGACATCCAATCCCATGTTCACATAATCTTCTTCGGTTTGGGTCACTAGGGACTTGTTAGGGACGATTACGATGGTTCTGCCGTACGGCTCACAGGATTTACTCAATGCTGCTGTAATGAGCGTCTTACCGGCCCCAGTGGCTACTTCTTGGATTGCGCGGTTGTTCGTCAGGAAATGATTGATGACTTCGACTTGATAATCCCGTAATTTGATAGGTTCGCCTTCTGCTATATGGTTTTTGGGCCATACAGTGGTGCTGAACGTATCCTCTAGGATTGGATCAAATGTGAATTTGGGTTGTCGTTTACGATTATCTTCTAGTTCAAAATCGTACCCCATGTCGTCCAACATAGGAATGATTTTCTCCAGCAAAGATACAAAGGTTCTTCCGCCAAGTTGAAAGAACGAGGTTTTACCATTCCAGTGACCTAGCTGTCGGGCTGGGCTAAAGAATGAACCGGGTTCTTCGAACTCAAACTCTTTATACAGTTTTCTAGCTACTCGGATATCTAGATTATGTATCTTGGCGTTAACTTCGTCGTGTATTACAATTTTCGCAATTTTATCCATCCACCATTATATCGAAAACAGGGGATGGATGTCAACTTTTTGATTTCACACTAACCGTAACTGGTCCTACGGTTACCTTATGATTTCATACTAACCGTAACCTACTACAGTTACCTTATGATTTCACACTAACTGTAACATCACGCATGAAGAACTGGTTGATTTCCGTTCTACGGTTACCTTATGATTTCATACTAACGGTAACACATAAGAAATAACTCCATGAAACTACTAAGGTAATTCTCGTTTCAATGAATAAAAACCGAAGTTTTCACTCTCCACGAAGGGGATGTATTCCCCTTTTCATTCATACATAATACTGTATTATGCATCAGATGTCAACCTACTTTCAATATATTTTTTGCTGCATTCACGTCTCTGTCATCTTCGTGTCCACATGCGGCGCACTGGTAAGTACGAACACTCATGTCAATTTTGTCTGCTCCTGATTTACGATTACCACACTTAGAACAGGTTTGTGATGGTGCATGAAGAACCGTGTCAACCTTGACTAATTCGCCGCCGCGTTCGATCATCTTATACGTTAGCATATCAAAGAACGTAGATGGGGATGTTTCTAATATAGCACGATTCAATCCCGACTTACTTCTTGAGCCAGCCGTTGGATTGTCCACTGTTCCGGATATGTTTTTCGTAAGATTACCGAAGGCGATATCCTCAGTTATGCATTTACTAAATGTTCTCGCCAATCGCGTGGTTTCTTCGTGGTTGAAGTTTGTTTTAATTTGTCTTAGTTTTAGGTGCAATACTTGCAATGCCTTTACTGTTTTAGCACGGCGAGATGACCCCTTTTGCTGTTTGGCCAACTTACGCTGTAGTTCTTTAATACGTTGGGTGTGTTTTTTCATATGACGCTGTGTTGTCACGTGATCCACCAACCCAATATTTCCTGAACTATCATATGTCGTGAGGAACTGCTTGACGCCCCAATCGATACCCACTTCGCCGGATGGAGTTGTATCCTCTTCCACCATCAATGATGTTTTGTATGCAATGGACAGATACCACTTACCTGCATCGTTGATAATTGTTGCATTAGTGATGACGCCGTTGCCGCTTTCAATTTCTTCCAGTACAGTGGTTTTTCGAGAGGGACGATTCAATGATGTAATTTTATTCAATCTTCCACGACATTTGATCCGTTGTTGTTGTTTACTGGTATGAACGCCTTGTATATACAGATACCATACATCACTAGAAACAGAGACACCATTCTTCATTTTTGTCTCACCCTCTAGTGTTTGCTTATCCAATCCACTATGAGTTAGAGACCATCCTGATGCATTTCGGAAGGACAACGAGGTATATCGATGTTTTCCTTGAAATTTTGGATAGCCCACTACCCCCGGACGTTTGAAAAAATTCCGAAATGCACAGTCAAGTGTATTAAGGGTTCCATGATTCATGCTGGATGGATATTTTAGATATACTGAGTTTGCATCAGCGTTGATGGCACTCACGCTATTTGTCTGTCCCATATATGATGCTGCGTTGGAATATTTCTTCTTCGTGGCCAGTAGTCCGTCAATAGAGAGATGACTGAATATTCCGACAGCAGTATTGGGAGTACGCGGTTCGCCCGAACGTAAGTATGATTGGTAAGATTTATTCTCCGAGGTCTTTTTCGATGCGCGGCGGGTTGCAATTTCAAGATTCAGTGGCTTGATATGTTTTTGATAAATGTCGTCGCGTTCTTGGAGGGCCGCATTATACAACATCCGTTGATGATACAAAGCATCATTCAATGCGATAACATCTGTCTTTGTCGGATACATTTGGAATTTAATTCGTCTGACCGCATGATCGCGGGTTTCTTGATCTCTAAGTGACATTTCAATATTCTTTCATTGTGTTTTATTCCGGACACCCACAGTTACCTTATGATTTCATACTAACCGTAACATGCGTGGTGTGCAGCAGTGCAATGAGCTTCCTACGGTCACCTTATAATTTCACACTAACCATAACTCAACATGCTTGTTCCTACGGTTACCTTATGATTTCATACTAACAGTAACAAGTACGCAACCGTGTACGGACACCTACGGTTACCTTATGATTTCACACTAATCGTAACACTGATGAACCAATCAACTTCTTCTTTGGACCTACGGTTACCTTATGATTTCACACTAATCGTAACCCATAAGAAATAACTCCATGAAACTACTAAGGTAATTCTCGTTTCAACGAATAAAAACCGAAGTTTTCATTCTCCACGAAGGGGATGTATTCCCCTTTTCATTCATACATAATACTGTATTATGCATCAGATGTCAACTTTTATAGTTCTTTGGCTTTTTCCATATACCACAGCCGTGCTTGAGTGGTTGCGGCTTTGGCGACCAATTTCCATTCGACTCCTGCAGGAAGTTCAACTTCTCCAGAATCTACATCTTTTTTGATGTCTTTGGAAATCCATGCGATGAACGGGCCGATCTGACGGTTGTCGTATTCGCCATTTGCGCCTTCTGTGACTGCCTGATCAAGACGCCCTTCTGTGACCACCTGATCGACAAATGCTTGCACACTGTTAGCGACTTCTGGATCAACTTCAACGGCTTTCTTGTTCTTAACGACTTTGTGTTTTTCGCCTTTGGCTTTGAACATGTATTTCGCAAGATCATTTCTAGAAATAGCCGTGCCACGATCATTACAAAGACTGATCGGGAAATATACCAATCCTTCCCCGATGCCCTCGACGCCGAACTCTTTCTTAACCCAAGGATCACATTCCTCGACATCAGCAACTTGTGCATTGAACAGTTCTACTGGATGTTCGAGGTCACCCTTGAAATCAACGGCATAAGATGCCCAACTGTACCATGGCAGAATATGCGTATGTTCTGGACGATGAAGAAGTGCGTGGGCGATTTCGATAGGATCAACTGCGACCATAGAATCATCGTCATCTGATGATCCTGCCTGAATTGCAAAGATAGCGAAGATTTTGTGACCGATGCTGTTGAGCGCGGTGCCCTTCTGGATACCTTGCCCACACCATTCGCCATAGATCGTCTGTGTGGCCATTGGGTGGGCATTCTTGGCCCATGTATCGGCATTTTCCTCTACCCATCCGGCAAAGCCAGCGTTATCATTTCCAACACTGATCATTTGCGATCTGGACTGTGCAGAAACTTCTCCATTAGGTCCAATTTGGATGGCGGCGTTTGTGCCATGCAATTTCACCTTCGGCTTGTACACAACACGATCTTTGCCGACAAGACCGAACTCGGTGTCGTCTAATGCGAATTGATTATCCTTCACTACTCGGTGAAAGGATTCAATTGAAGGCCATGCGTTGAATTTCATTTTGGTTCTCCACAGTACGATACATATTTCTTGTGATCAATGACCAAGTGCGTGAATGCTGCCTTCATAATCATCGAGCGGCCTTGGATTAGATTCTTCGGTTCGAAGTCTGGTCGTTCTGCTAACCGAAGGGAACCGGCGGCTTCATCGTATTTCAGGCGTGATGCTTTTAGGTCATTGTACAGGTATTTACACAGGGTGGCCTGTGATGGTTTGTACTCTAAATACAATATGCCAGCGATTGCGGCCATGGAAATGATGATGATAATGAATACTACGTCTCTGGTTGTTAAATACAAATCACTCATGATGTTATTCTGCGTTAGCAAGCATCTTCAACCAACGACCGTACCGGCGATTAATCCGCTTGGCATTGAATTGAGATTTCGTTGCAGCAATTTTCGCATCAAGTTTCTTGATCTGTGCTTCTGCGTAGGCTTTCATAATCTTCTCCAGTTGTGCCCCTCTGTTGAGGGGCACTTGGTTTCTAGGACAGTACCCGCTTCATGCAAGTACCACGTGCTACCCGCTTCCAGTAATCAGTGTTCGGGTTGCGGCGATGAATTTTCTTCAAGTCAGCCATCTTCAAAGCCATCCGAAGGCTCATTTCACGAAGGTTGTCTTTATTGTCCATCATGAAATTAAGGATTTCGGCTTCATCTTCGGCTTCCATTTTGTAGCCCTGAAACAGTTTGCCAGTTTTGGCGATCTGCTTGATCCGCAGGATTTTGTCCCGCATGGTGTCCAAAGTCAGATCAATAAAGTGGCAACGTGACATCAAGGCGTCCAAGTGAGATTTCAAGTTTTTGCTAGTAGTGTTTGTGAAGTTCAAGTTCGTTACGAAGATCACAGAACCCTTGTACTCAAAGCTGTTCGGAATGCCTTCTTTTTTCAGCATGTTGCTATCGGCGTTCCAGTGAATTACCCGTTTCTTACCGGAGTCCAATGCAGCTTTCAGAATGTTCAGAGCCAGATCATCCTTGAAAACATCATCGCAATCATCGAAGACCAGAACATCACGTGCATCGCTGTAAGCGAAGAGTTTTGCGTACAATCCCAATGGGCGCATGGCACCCTTGACAACTTCGTATCGTGCAGGACGAGTACTGATCTGATCAAACAATGACCATTTCTCAAGTTCGGTTTCGATACCGTAAGACTTACCAACACCCGGTGGTCCGGTAACAATCATTGCACGAATGTCGCCGCCAATGGTGGCTTTGGTCATTTCATCCATGATTTCGAAACGCTCGGCAATTTCTTCGATACGCTTTTCATCATCGGCTTCGGTTGGCTCACCTTTTTTGGGAGCAGTTCCTTTACCCATCATGTTAAGCTGCTCGTTGTAATCATCGACGGTGACGGAGAAATCCATATCAGATGGCTCACATTTGATACGTGCTTTATTTGATGTATTAAGCATTTCACGACCGTCCACCGTGATTGCTCCCCCGGATGAAAAGTTCACCCAATCCTTGATGACCGGAAAGATTGTTCCGTTCACTGGCTGGTTGCGCCATTTGCCGTAGTTGATTTTTACGTATGCAGTCATAGATCGCTCCTGTTGTTTGTTTCTTTCTACAACTGGATAGTACCACACCTACATTCTGTGTCAAGTCATTCATATAATTATTTCTGCATTCAAGTTAAACAGTGGGTTTTTGTCACCCGGATCATATCCACGAGGGTTGGTCAGAACCCGTGTACCCTCGATCATGTAGTCATTCGTGTGATGTACATGTCCGTGGAACCATAGCGCAGGGGCCATGTCGATTACCTCATAATCCATGTTACTGTAGTAAGCGACATTCAATCCATCAGTTTTGAATTGCTCAGAGATCGACTGAAAGCTTGGCGCATGATGAGTCACAACAACATCGCCGGGTTTCACTGTTTCGCGCAGAAATATACGGGATACCGAATGTTCGGTCGCAATAGTTTGTGCCTTCAATCGTTTCGTATAATTGTGAGATCGGATTCTGCGATAATCATTCAATTGATCTGGCACGTTCATCATTGCCAATGGATTGCCTTTGTCAAAATCAGTCCATAGGGTACATCCATGAAACATGGTGCCCTTTATGTCAACCGACTCATTCTGCAAGACATGAACATTGCGCTCGGCGTTGTTCTTCAATTTCTCCAACGTAGCCGTGAGATCACCGCCATAAAATTCGTGATTGCCGCAGACCATTACCACGTCATCGAAATTATACGCAGCTTCATTCACCCAAGCCATTCGACCTTTGGTGTATATGTCGCCAGCCAATACGAGAACGTCAGCGGGTTCAGGCATAGCCATGGTACCGTCTGAGAATTCAAGATGGAGATCGCTTTGATATCTGATTGTTAAACTCATAATAATCCATTATACACGAATCGAAATGAATGTCAACTTATTCTATTTTGGTGGTTGCGACAGAACTTGATTTGGTGCGATCAAGCATGAACTCTTCGTCATCAAATACGGACCAGCTTTCCAACACCACCTGATATCCCCACAAAGTTTTAACATGTGCAAGAACTTTAGGAGATTGCTTGTCTAATGCTTTACTGTTGATGCTGGTGTGTCGTAGTGTCAATTTACGATCACCTTTCAAGTCAGCATCCCAAATCTGGATATCTGGCATCATGTTCCCTACTTCGTAGTTTGCCGCCAGTGTATTTCTGATGTCTTGGAATCCACGCTTATTATGAATGGCCGTAACTTCATATTCTTTGTCTTCTGCAGAAGTATGCAGTGCGAACATGTGAAACTTACGCATCAATGTAGGTGATAGGAACTGTTTGATGAATGACTCATCGCGATAATTCTTTACCGCATCGAGACACACTTGTACCCAATCTTCTTGTCCTGCGTAGTCCGGAAACCACTCACGATCTTCATCTGTTGGGTGTTCGCATATCCGGCGAATGTCAGTGAACATTTCAAATCCGAGTTTATATGGATTGAAGCCACTGTAGTTCTTATCGTTGTAGTCTGGCTGATATAATACGTTAGAATGCATGTGTGCGAATTCCAACATGGAGCCTTCGGTAATTTGGCCCTTGTCGTACATTCTGCTCATGATGTAATGGTGACAGAACGATGCCCAGCCTTCATTCATGACTTTTGTTTGATATTGTGGGTAGAAATATTGACTGATCTTTCTGGTGATGCGGACGATCTCGCGTTGCCAATCGGTAAGGATCGGTGAATTTTTCTCGATGAAATACAGCAGATTTTCTTCTGGTTCTTTAGGAAAACGGTCGTCTGCTGTATCTTTCACGTCCTCGGTTTTTGGGACGGTACGCCACAAATCATTTACTTGTGACTGAAGATAATCCTGACGTTCTTTGCGCTTTTCGAGTTCTTTGACCATACTGAGTTTGCTTGGTCGTTTGTATTTGTTTATACCATGCTTGGTCAATGCGTGACAAGCGTCGAGCACTTTTTCGACTACCTCGACTCCATGTTTCTCTTCACATTCTTCAATGAAGCCTTTTGCATACACCAGATAGTCAACGATGTTTTCAGCATCAGTCCATTCTCTGAACAAGTAGTTATTCTTGAAGAAACTGTTGTGCCCAAATGCTGCATGAGCAATAACCAATGACTGTGTTGTCATGGTGTTCTCTTCCATCAGATAGTTGATACAAGGCGAACTGTTGATCACGATTTCATATGCGAGGCCACGTTGGCCACGTCTGTACTGATCTTCTTCGCGGGTGAACTGTTTACCGAAACTCCAGTGTTTGTAATACACGGGCAAGCCCACTGAACTATATGCGTCCAGCATTTGCTCTGAGGTGATTACCTCGATTTGGTTCGGGTATGTATCTAGGCGTAGTTCTTCGGTAGCGATGACTTCACATGCGTCATATACTTTGTCTAACTTATCAAAGTCCCACTCTGCGTCTGTGAATAAGAAATCGCTCATAGTTTCAGCTTCTTAAGCTCTTTGATAGTCGATTGTAAAGATGTATGAAATATGCCAATACCACCTGCTGTTTCCCATTCTTTGATGTTTCTAGCGTTGTCGTCAATCAGTATATGATTGGGTGCCGCGAACGTATGCTTATCCCGTGCCCAGCCAGTGATGACCTTTACGTATTTGCCAAGATGTCTGGCGCACCATTGGCGCTTCTGTGGCTCTGCCCAATTACCTTGAGGCAATCCTGTCAGAATGCTTGGCTTGTACTTTTTGATGTAATCCCACAGTT